TAGGTTAAATATAAGACCAACTTCTGGGTTGTCAAAGTTTAGTGTTGTCTGTGGTGATTGTCCGATAGCTCCCAGTATAGAGTTCACTGCGGATAGTTCGGTATCGGTGTCAATAGTTGTGGTAGCCATAAGAAAAAAAGAGAGCCGAAGCCCCCGTATAAAAATAAAAATTAAGCGTTAGCTGGGTATGTAGTACCGAACGCAGCAGGCTTTGTAGTTGTTCCAGCGAACAATTCAATACAAGCAGCTGGGTTTAGGAAGTCTGCTCCCATAGCTAGTCTTCCAAGGATTACATCACCTTGGTATACAACAGAAACATCACCTGAAGTTACCTGAACCTGTGGGCCGATAGCTTCTACAACAGCAGCAGCTTCTCTTTGGAAGATAAGTCCGCATGTGTTTGCGAATGATGTAGAGTTTCCGTAGTTGTTGTTGATACCTGTAACTGAAGCTCTTGCATCTTCTGTAGCAACAGAAACGAAGTCACCTGTGTTACCGGGATCAATAGTTGCAAGGTCAGTACCAGCAGAAGCACCTGATGAAGGAGCATACTTTGTACCATACTTGCTGAAGAATGGGATGTTCATTGACTTGAAGATCTGGATGCCTGCAATTTCAATGATTCCATTTCCACTCTGTAGAGCTGTACCTTGTACATCTCTGTTTACAAGACCGTTAGAACCTATGTTCTGTATAAGTTCGTAGTACTGTCTTGGGTTTAATACAGCAACTCTACCCTCAGTAGATACACCCTTCTCGTCTAGTGCAGCAGCTGCATCATAGAAAGCTGAGATTAGGTGTGTTGAGTTGTAAGCGTCGTCTGCATCTGATCCAGCACCAACTTGGATCTGTGTTCCACCGGGCTCTTGGAAGTTGGACATAGAAACAGGAGAAGCCTGTCTAGCACCTTTCGCAATAGCACGGAAGATTAATCTGTCATACTTCTCTGCAAGAGCATAACCGATTTTGTTTGAAATCTCACCTCTTAAATCGTAGTGAGCAAGTGTCTCGTCAAGTTCATATACAAACGCTGAACTAATTAATAGGTCGTCGATTGTAACAGTTTTTTCTGCAACTGGTGGAGCCTTCTGGTCGTTACCAAGTATGCTCTGGCCGGGTGTATGATACTCGGCTGTTGTTCTACCAGTGTAGATAAACTGCATTGACTTACCAGAAGTTAATGTTCTCTTCTGTACTAAGTCTCTAGCGATAGTGTTTCTCTGGAAGCCTTTGAACATCTCTCCAGAGAACAGCTTCAGATAAAGGGCTCTAGGATCACTACCACCGTTAAGTGCACCCGGCCTTGTTAGCTGGGTTGGGTTTACGTTCGACTGATGGTCGAAACTTCCGGGGTATGCCATTTCTAATTAAGAATGTATAGTTTGTACGTTCTTCAGATCTGAAAATTTTTTGGCCATATTTGTGGTCTATCCCACCGTCTAGACGGATCAAGGTATCCAGCGTACTGGGCTCTCTCCAATAGAGATGGGAGGACTTGAACCTCCCTGTACGGCCTTAACCGATTACTCTTGTGTACTTGATGCCACGATATACGAATGTTACTTTCATGGTAATCTCCATATATCCAAGCCCCGTTCCATGCTTGGGTGTCATGCGTCCCTACTTTTTCTTTCGGGATGAACGGACGGTTTTCTTCCGTCTGCTATGATTATAGCCTATTCGTTTGCTACTTGTTTTAGTCCGATTGAAGCGAGCTTTCTCGCCCTTAGACATTTCACCTGTAGTCTTGGGTGTCTTAGATGAGACACGTCTAGATGGTCTACAAGCAGGGTAGCCTTTACGCTTCTCACCTTTCTGTCTGCCGCAGGGCTTACCAGTTTTGGTGTCGACCCACTTCTCGGCGAACCATCTTTTTAAGCTCATCTTCTTTTCTTTTTAGTGTAGCCGGGTGCTGTTCTTTTTACACCACCTGATTTGACCTGACCCTTACATACCTTAACAGCATATGCGTTTGCGTATGCAGAGGGGTAGACCTTGAACTTTCTTTTGGCAGCTGCTTTACCACGTGGACATAACTTACCCATCAGCGTTTCTTACCTCCATGCTTGCAGCCACATTTAGAACCTTTTTTGTGTGCCATTATGCTTTACCTTTTGGTGGTTTTTTCATTCTAACATTTTTAATTCTACCAGCACCTAGATCAGGCATATAGCCCATGTTATCGTAGTACTTGATAGGTGTGCTAGGGCCTTGATTCATGGCCAGTTCTTTTTTCTTTTTCTCTTTTCGTTCGACAATAGAGCCAGACTCGTTGCCGAACTCATCTATAGTTCTTGCCATCAGCATTTCCAACGTCGTAATGCGAGAGCCTTTCTTGTAGGCTTCCCGTTTGGTTTTTTGAGTGGGCCTTTCATGC